CATCTTACGATGGTCTCTGGCATACCGCGTCTTATCAACGCTTTGCACCAGTTTGTGGTTAATTAGTCCTTTATTTTATAAAGGGTTCTCTAATTGAAACAAATTTTTGCGATTAATTTAGATACAAGATGTATGAGCTTTAACGTAAGTTAAACATATATCTGTTGGTCCAGATGCCTGTCGTCCCCTAACGGGAACAGCGAGGCACTTCCAGTCCTGATCCAGTTAAATTAGTAAGGTTATAAGCCATACTATATAAACCAATAACTCCTTGTTAATAAGTTAGATTTTAAAAATCTATCGTTATTAAGTGGAGAGTTGAGCATTTATATGTAGGTTAAGACCAATACTTAATAGAACCAAACGCCGTCTCACTATGGATACAAGAGAAATCTTAGATAGTTATCGAAATTACTATCGCAGTATTCCCAGGTCAGGGTAGTCTATGAAAATATTAAGTTGTTAGTTTAATACCTCCAAAGGTTAGATCCCTGAGGGAGAAGACGTTTCGACGTAATTATATAAACCATGAAAACAAACAAATCAATTAATAAAACTATTAATTTTAATAATTCTTTATTTGCTAATGGTTTTAAATTATATAAAGACATCTATCAGTCCGGAAGTGTGGTTGACCCTTCAAACTTAAAAGCTTTGAAGTTATTATTTAAAAATGTAGGATGACGAATAGTCTTCCTTACTAGATTAAATAATAAAGGTCTCAACAAGATACGTAGTCTTCACAATTTTGGTATCATGATTTTTAAAATTAACAAAAATCATGGTCCTTTATTTGTGATCAAATACTTAAAAGCTGCACAACTTGCTATCCAAAAAAAGATATCAGGTTCTCCTTTCTCTTCATTAAGAGATATCGAGCCTGACCTTCCCTTACCACGACTATCAAAAAGCGGTCTTCCTGAGTTTATTAAACTTGAGGATAGAGCAGCTATTGTTAGAGGTTCACTGACAGTAATTCGTTATTGATTATCAATAACTAGCTGCTATCGTGTACTTAAAGGTCCTGTTAAATCGAAATTGAATACGATTACAGATCCTTTCGTGGGTGATGAAAATTCTATTGGCGATTTCAATAAATTCATAAGTAATTACTTACTTAAGTTAATTGCAAATTTCCATTTATATGGTTTTCATCCGTCTAGATTAAGAGTTGAACACTTAAGATTTATTCTTAAGAGTTCACCTTCCTCTAAACTCAGTTGGGCTGGGATTCTTCGTGATTATAACAGTCTTTCCACACACTTTACAAGTGTATGAGAAGCTATTAATGATTACGTAAATCTTACTCATTCTGGATTTATGAAGAGAGTCTTTCGACTCTGCTCATATATCAAAGCTAAGGAACTGGAGGTCATGCATCGAGTTCAAGAAGGACAAAGTCTCAAAGAACAAACGGAAATAGGGGATCAAATTAGTTGTATTGGTCAGCTTTCTTTTAAAGAAGAAGCTGCCGGTAAACTAAGGGTCTTTGCAATGGTTGACGTAATTACTCAATCACTGCTATATCCCTTACATAAATCATTATTTGATTTATTTAAGAAATTCCCGAATGACGGTACTCATGATCAATCTAAAGCTTTTACAAGAGCTTTAGAAAAATCAGTTACGTACAATTGTTCTTATGGTTTTGACCTTTCTTCAGCAACTGATAGATTACCTATCACTATACAATCTCATATCCTTAATACACTGACTAAGTCAGTATTAGGTGATTTATGAAGTAAGATATTAGTAAATAGACCTTATAAAGTCTTGTCTAATACTTATGGTATAGATCCACGTGATTATCATTATGCTGTAGGGCAACCTATGGGAGCTCTGTCTTCCTGGGCCATGCTAAATTTTACTCACCATTTAATGGTTCAATATTGTTATTGACGTGTTAATGGTAGAAAATTTAAAGGTTGGTGTACACTGTACGAAGTTTTAGGAGACGATATCGTTATTTTTGATAAAGATATCGCAGCTTTTTACTTACGATTGTGTAATGCCTTAGGTGTTTCAATAAATATTAATAAAAGTATTGTATCACCTAATAAACCAGTAGTAGAGTTTGCAAAGCGAACTGGACTTAATGGGTTTGATGTATCTGCCTTATCATTCAAAGAATTTTTATCCAATAATGGATTCTTTGGAAGATTGCAGATGACAACTAAGTTAATAGAACGAAAATGAGGAAAGTCTTTATTATCAATTTTTAAAATTGGTAATATGATTTCTTCTAATAAGTTCGACTTAGCATACCCAGTAGTGGCATATCTGACTCAAGCTGTCGTTAAGGGTAAATACCCATTAACTAAACTCCTAACATTCCTATATGATTATAAAAAATCATGAGTGTTTTGAGGAAAAACGAATGAGTCTTTGGACCTTGTTTCACTTAAACAAGAATTATATAATTTATTATATCCAGATAAAGCTAAGGAAGTTAATCCTAAGCTTGAGAATTTCTGACTTGCTAATCGTAAGATTGACAATATGAAATTATCATTATTTGAAAAAATAAAAATTATTTATAATCGTGTCAATAATGAAGCTTGAATAGAAGAGAAGCTTAATAGTTACCTTAATCTAGTTGATTTAGGTACTATTATAACATATCCTGACGGAACAAAATTAGACCGTTCAGGAGATGAAAATCTTCTTAAAGCACAAGTTGCCTTTAAGCAAATGCTCTGAGAGTCGATTAATGTTAAACTTAATTTCCGAAGAGAAGTCTTCGGTTGATTAGGTCATAATTATCAATCACTTTCATTGGAAAGTTTGCTTGATATGCAGCGCGAGTACGAATCTATAATGAGTGAGTTTATACTCACAAAACCTAAAGATTCCGAAAGCAAGTTAGTAGAAAATCCACTTAAAATTTTAGAGTTTATTAAACTCTCAAATTCTAAGGTTATCCTACAGAGAAAACAACCGTTATCAACGGCTCCTTCCTCTATAGGTTGACTAGGGTTAGATAACTTATCAAAATTGAGAGGTTAACACACTTACGTGTCCTAGACTAGATTTTCCTTTGGGCGGGCGTTGTGGTATTTTGAGTGATGTAGCTTGCGGATATACACAGTTAAACTGGTAAACCGAAAGGTAACACCAGCTAAGGTATACAGAAACCAGGCCAAGTCTTGTCAGATCCAAACTCCTGCATAATTTAAAATTATAGCACAAGTGGTCTTCGAAGTGTACGC